GTAACGCAGCCTAATCCGAAAATGCTCGGACTGCCTCAGCTCTTCCACTAATTGCGTGGATGCCTCGGGCGCCAAGCCCACAACGTAGCTACCCTGCTTCACGCTGAACTCTTTGAAGCCGAATTCCCCAGCCCGCACACCAAGCCCGTCGATGTTGGTATGAAGAGATGCCGGCCGACTATCAAATCCCTGCTCACTACGCGCACCAACAATGAAGCCGGACTCAAATGGCATGACCCTAAGAGATGCAAATAGAAATTCCGATCCTTCTTTGCCCATATAAGTGTTGGGCGACTTGGCCACGCAGGCAGCCTTCCCGGTCATTTCATCGGTGGACCTGATGACCTCCCACTCATTTTTCCTTTGCTGTCGCTTTTTCTCGCCTCGAATTTCAACCTTTTCTGCAGAGGCACCGCAAGGCCTGTCCGAGAACACAGTTTGACCGCCAGATTGGCATTTGTAGACGGCAGCACTAGCGAACACAGGGAAAGCGAGAAGGGCTGTAAGTGCTAGAAGAGATGGTTTCATTCAAGCATCCTTGATCATTATGTCTTTTAGCGAAGTACCGACCACCAAAACACGCGCCCGATCACGCGCACATTGGCAGCCATGTCTTCAGCAGTCACTTCTTCAACCGGATGTTCACTCGCATTCTGGCTCACGATCTTGATACCACCACCTGGTCGACGGTGCAGATACTTCACCCGAAGCATGCCTCCGTGGTCGATTGCGTAGATCTCGCCATCTTTGATGGCTTTGTCAGCGGTGTTCACGCCCACGCAGGTGCCATCGGGCATGACCGGCTCCATGGAGTTACCGCGAACGAACGCGCAGGCAGCTGACTCGGCAGGAACACCCGCCCGGCGCAGAGTGGATTTTGCAAAACGAAGCTTTGCCCCGTGATTTTCTATCACCTGAGTGGCACCACCTCCGGCCGCCAGCTCGACTTCCCTGAACAGAGGCAACTCTACTTCATCCTCATCCAACGGTGTGCTGCTGTCCCAGGCATCCATGTGCCCGAAGAACTCCAGCTCGTCATTACTGCTACCGGGTGATTTCGGGGCAGCCGAATGATCGAAGCCTGCGATCCCGTGCTTCGACAATTTTGCCGCCAAGTGAGGAGAGATATCTCCAGGGTCCACGCCCAGCGCCCTGGAAATTTTGAGCAGTGCATTAAGTCCAATAGGGATCTTTCCGTGCAGATACTGATTAAACGCACCCTGAGTTTTCCACCCACAACGATACGCCACCTCTTCTTGAGAGATTTTTCCCTTAAATTCGCGCTCCCAAAGGCTTTTTAGGCGCTGGGCGTCGGCGATCTGCTTTTCAGATAATTTACGTTTGGCGTCCATCCCTGCATTGAATAGCAAAACTATTGCCTCGCACAAATAGCGATGCTATTGACCAGATTTAATAGCATCGCTAATATCTAGACCCATGAAGACACTACGCGCATACATGGCCCGCAACAGGGTTACTCAAAGGCAGCTCGCTGATCACCTGAAAGTGACTCAGGGGCTGATCTATCAATGGCTTTCCGGGCTGAGAAAAGTGTCCGCTGAAAAGGTGCTTATCGTCTGCGAAGCCACCGACTGGCAGGTCACTCCTCACGAGTTACGCCCAGACATCTACCCCAATCCAACTGACGGCCTGCCGGCTGACAAGCGCTCCGGAGAGGCCGCCTGATGGTTTCCATTAAGCCACAGCAGGACAAGGTAAATACCCGCCTGACTATGGGTGGTTATTTGTACAGTGAATTGAGGATCGTGAAATGACGGAAGCAGCGCAAGGCAAGAACCAGAGAACTCCACCCGATGCGAATGAAGTTCGCTGGCGGATGGAGGCGGCTGCCCGCTATGCAGCTGGCAACGAGATCAGCCTTGCCCAGGCTGCAAGGGAGTTAAATGAGGCCTTGGAGGTAATTCGCCAGGGCTCCAGCGATCACCGGTTCTGAGGTGATTCTTCGAGAACGCTTCGGACCCCTTCAAGGATCTCCCGGTAGTGCTCCGGGAGCTTCACGGGGTCAGACATTGAAAGTGCCGGTGATTTCGCTATTGCCGCAACGAGTATGTCGGCAGCAATACGTTCAGGGGAATTGTTTTCGTGGGCCATGGGGCCTCCTTTTGAAAAGTTGGTTTGTGTAGCGCGAGACAGCTTAGCAAAAGCGAGAGCCCCATTCTTTGACACAGCAGGCGCGAGCTGCAGCGCTATTAAAAGCAGCCGGTAAAGCTGGCCAGGCGAAAGCCAAGGTGCCGACATCGCAGCTGGGGATTGGGTCCCGGCGATAGAACGCCAGCAGACTGAGGCCAAGGTTACTCACGACCACCGCCCTCGCTGATCAGTCCGAATGGCTCCCGTAAGGAGCCCGCATCTGAATGAGCCTTGTGGCTCAGTCAGGACAGAGCGCCCACTCGACGTGGGAGCGGAGCACTGCCAAAGGGTCGCGCCCTTGACGCATCTCCGGACGCCGCGGCGTCGTCGCAGGTTCGAATCCGGTCAAGGCTCATTCAGATGCGTAAGGGGTTGGGAGTGTCCCGGCCGACGCATCAAACAGCGATGACAAGCTGCATGTAGCCCTGGGCCATGGCTGAAAACTGGCCTGACACTAATTCGATAGCGTGACACGTCACGAAAAACAAAACCGGACAGCGGAGCAGTCATGCCGGAGAAATTGCAGATCACCCTACCCTGGCCACCGAAGGCGTTAAGCCCGAATAGCCGGGGGCACTGGGCAAAGAGGGCCCGGGCCGCAGAGGTGTACCGATACACCTGCAAGATCGAAGCGCGCAATGCCATCAACCAGGGCAAGTGGGACTTGCAGCCCCTGCGCGATCTGGTCGCCGCTGGCGGTGAAATTCATGTGTTCCTGGACTTCTGCCCACCGAATCGCCGCCGGCGTGATGACGACAACGTGATTGCCGCGTTCAAGTCTGGCCGTGATGGGCTGGCGGATGCTCTGGGAATCGACGATTGCCACTTTCGGACACACCCATTCCTAAAGCGCGACGAGATCGTGAAGCCGGGCGGGGAAGTTCGGGTGGCTATTACGGGGAAAGGGCCAGAGGCCTAAAAAAACAAAACCCCGGGTCATGGGCTGGCAGGCCTACCGGGGTATTGCGGACGAGATAGGAGGAAGTATGCAGCAACTTACGCCGACAATCAACGATGGCCCTCTGATGATGAGCAGTCGTGAGATTGCCGAAATGTTGGAATCACGGCACGACAAGGTGAAGCAGTCTATCGACCGCCTTGCCGATCGCGGAGTTATCCAACGTCCCCCAGTGGGGGAAGTTAAAAATCACCGCGGCCAAACCGTAACCCACTACTGGATAGAAAAGCGTGACAGCTATGTGATTGTCGCCCAGCTGTCACCCGAGTTCACAGCCCGCCTTGTAGATCGGTGGCAGGAGCTGGAACAAAAGGTGGCCCTTCCTGCATGGGCAAGCAACCTGAGCCAGGCTGCCCGGATTGCCCTTGAAGATCTCAATGCCCAGGTAGAGCACTACAAAGGCGAAACCACCCGCCTGAACGCCGTGTGCAACGATCTGGCGGCCAACCTGAAGGCCGGGCTCACACCGGTTGAGTTCTGCCGGATGCTCAATGGCGTCAACCTGAACCGGGTTCAGCCCCTCCTGGTTGAGCGCAAGCGGCTCCTGAAGACCCAGCACGGATACCGGAGCGCCGCGGCCTACCGCGACAAGCTTTTCACGGAACGCCGCTACCTCAACCGCGATGATCGTCCCTGCGAGAAGGTCGTGCTCACCCAGAAGGGTGCCAAGTGGCTCTATTCCCAATACGAACAAGGTCAGCTCGACATGCGCAAGGACTGGGACGGCAAATACACACACATGCTTTTTGATGGCGAGGAACAAGCGGCATGAGCATGATTGAATTGATGGCCAGGCCGATCGCCTTTCAGCGCGCATTCGTGGATCTCGGTGTGGGCATTGCGGGTGCCCTAATGCTGTCTCAGTGCATCTATTGGACCAAGCGCGTTACCGACGAAGAAGGCTGGTTCTACAAATCTCAGCAGGACTGGGAAGAAGAGACTGGCATGAATCGCCGGGAACAGGAGCGGGCCCGCAAGGCGCTCAAGTCCATTGGCGTCCTCGAGGAGAAGCGGCGAGGCGTTCCTGCAAGGATGTACTTCCGCGTCAATGAGGATGCACTGGAGAAAGCGCTGCTTGGCTCACCCCAGGCACTGGATCTCGAGGACGCCCTGGAAACCTACAAGTCCACCCTGAACGGCCTCTCAAAGACCGGGATGATGCGCGCAAAGAAACTGGGCGCCAAGACTGAATACGTTGATTACAGTGTCGTCCTAAGGCGCGATGGGATGGTTTGCGGGTGTTGTCAGAAGCCAATCGTCTATGGTCCCGGCCAGCATGGAAAAGCGCTCTGCTTCGATCACAAGAAACCTCTGGCCGAGGGTGGCGAACATACCGAGGAAAACCTCCAGCCCGCCCATGTCGCCTGCAATAGCCGTAAAGGTGGCGCTTCCCAATCCAGTCTGTCTACACAAGACAAACTAAGTCCGGCTACCCAAGAGCAAACCAGTTTGTCTACCCAAGACAAACAAGAGTGTCTAGCCAAGGCAGGCAAGTCTGCTTTGAGTGAGCAATCTATTACAGAGATTACTACAGAGACTACAGCAGAGATTACGGCAGAAGGATTGTCCGGGCCTGACCGGCCCGACGCTCCCTCCCCGAATTCCATCGAGCCCACCTCTGAGCCAGAACGCCCTGACGCCGCGATCCAGAGCGGCCGGTACTGGGGAACTCAAGACGATCTCGATCTGGCTGAGTGGATGTGGGGGCAGCTGGCGGATCAGCTGGGACAGGACAAGCCCCGAGAGCCGAACCTTGCTCGCTGGGCAAACACCATCCGGCTGATGCGTGAGCAGGACGGTCGGGAGCCTGTGCACATCCGCGTTCTGTACGACTGGTGCCGCCAGCACGAGTTCTGGTCTGCCAACGTTCAGAGCCCTGACAAGCTCCGCGACAAGTGGTCCCAGCTTGCCCTGCAGCGCAAGGCTGAGCGCCGGAAAACACCGGCTCAGTCCGGACTTGATCGAGCGGCCGAGCTTCGCCGCATTCACGAGCAACGCACATCAGCACACCAGGGGGTGACCTATGAACACCACTGATCTGGAAGCCTTCGGCGATATCTGGGCTCAGGCCCACGAGGTTTACGGCAAATGCCCCGAGCCCCGTGTGGTTTACATGGTGTTCCAGGCACTGATCTCATTTCCGCTGAAGGACATCGAGCATGCGCTATGCCGGCACATCACGAACCCTGACACCGGCCAATACCCGCCGAAGCCAGCCGATATCGTTCGGCTTCTCCAAGGCAGCAGCCAGTCCGCCAGCGGTGAAGCTTGGGCGAAGGTTGATCGCGCTATCCGTTGCGTTGGGAACTACCGGTCCGTTGTCTTTGACGATCCGAAGATTCACGCGGCCATCGAGCGCCTGGGGGGTTGGCAGAAGATCAGCCTGACAGATGAAAAGGAATATCCCTTTCTCCGGAACAACTTTCTGAAGCTTTACCAGGGTTTCACCGTTCAGCCCCCGGAATCGTTCCCGAGGAAGCTGATTGGCACCTGCGAGCACGAAAACAGCCAGCACACAGGCTTTAAGCGCGGCAGGCCTCAGGACGAGCCGGTAATGATCGGCAATGCAGAAAAGGCCCGGCTTGTTTACCAGGGAGGCGGCGACATGGGCGTTGCACAAATCCACCAGCGCGGTACCCAGCAATACCTGGAAAGCGCCATCACAAACAGCGTTAAGAAGTTGACGGGAGGTGCTGCATGAAAGACGCAAACGGCATTGAGATCAAAGAGGGTGACCGCTTACGTCATACGGGGCACGGCCAGATCTATCGCGTTTGCGCCCCGGGTACCGATGAGTTTCTGGCATCGCACGATGGCCTGATCCTGATACCTGAGGGCGTGTCGCACCAAGACGCGTGGAAGCTCACTGAGAAGCGTGCAGCAAAAGGTGAGGTGCTGAAGTCGTGAAAAAGAGTGCAGGCCCGGCCTTCAACCAGGAAAAGCGACCGTTAAAGCCTTGCCCGCATTGTCATGGCGCCGGGTTCGTGAAGTCGATGTTCTATCAGCTGCGCTGCGACAACTGCGAGGCCTCCGGGGTTGTGTGCAAAGAGACCGGTGAAAGCCTGGCAATGGAAGACCTGGTGATTCAACTGCGGATCCGCCTGAACGAGCGCAACCAACAGCTTAAATCGGCGCACCTGCGGCTGGCAGAGTTGCGAGGCGGTGAAAGCGGCCGGGGTTATGGCGCTGGCGGATCACGGTATCACGGAGACTGACATGCTGAAGAAACCAACGCCCATTCGCTCGAACCATATCCGGAACGCGGCCCGGGGTCAGGAGTGCACCCTGCAGATCGTTGGCGTGTGCAACAGTGACTGGAACACCACCGTGCTGGCTCACCTCTCAGACGAGAGCCACGGCATTGCCAGGAAGGCTGACGACCTGAGCGCCTGCTTTGCCTGCGATGCCTGCCATTCGGTGATCGATGGTCGGGTGAAGTGGCCACCCATGGAGCGGGAGCACAAAGACTGGTACCTACGCCGAGGGCAGGTCCGCACCTGGAGAGAACTGTTTGACCAGGGAATCATCACCATCAAGGGGGCAAAAGCGGCATGACGAGGAAGGGCCAAATGAGGCCTGAACACGTTGCTGCCAACGAACTGGTGGACATTGCCATCACCGGTGACCGTGGTGCGTACAAGGCCAAGCTGGCTGAAATAGAGGGCAAGTTCAGCGATGTGGCCAGCGACACCATCAAGCGGCAGGCGGCAATGCAGTACAGGATGGAAACAAATGATCGCCGGTTCACTGGCTGGCGGGCCGACTGGATAAATGAACGACGGAAGGTGACACCCAATGAGTGACCAGCACCCAGACCCTGAGCGTTACTGGAAGCACCGCCGGCGGCTGGCCTACACGGCTATGGGCGCCCTGCTGGTTACCCTGGCTGCCGGTTTGTTTGCTCCATTACGGGAATCGTCCATGCCACTGCTGGAATCGCTGGCATGGGCTTTTGCCTTCATCGTCATCGGGTATTACGGCAACAACGCTATAGAGTCTTTCAGCAGGGGGCGCAAATGATCGGGAAGCTGCTCACATCCAAAGCGCTGCCCTGGTTATCCGGCGGCCTCATCGTCCTGATTCTCGGGCTACTCACTGCCGTGTACGCACTCCACTCCCGCAACAACTCCCTGACTGAGCGCATGGGGGCGCTGAACTCTCAGAACACCCAGCTGGCCAAGTACGTACAAAGCCAGTCTGAAAGCTATCAGGCCTTGGCCAGTGAGATGCAGAAGCGCGACCAGCTCATTGCCGAGGCGCAACAAGCCCGCCAGAACTCAGAGAGGAAAGCCCGTGAACAGATCGAAGCCCTACGCCAGGCGCTGGCCAACGATGAGTGTGCTGGCCGCCCTCACCCTCCCGCTGTTGCTGACATCCTGCGCGCGGGATCCAGTGATCGAGTACAGGACTGAGTATGTGTATCCGCCCTCTGTGCTCCTGCAGCCCAGCCCAGTACCGGAGTACCGGGGCACTGACTGGGGAGATATTCCGGAACATTGCGCTGAGGTTCAGCGAGTTCTCAGCGACTGCAACGCGGATAAGGCGGCGCTGCGCGAGTGGTCTCGGGACGAATGAACGGGGCGATCTCAAAAACCGAAAGGTACTCCGGCGGATCAGGGCTGTACGGGGGCGCGGAACCGCGAGTTTTGGCAAATTTTCGGGTTCCCATGGCTCCACCACCGCGAGCCCTTGGGGCGCGTGGCTTCGCGATTAACGGGTGGTGAAGGTGGCGGCAGAAATCAACAAGTTAGCGGATGCCTACAACTGGAACATCACCCGGCTGGCGGACGCATTCGGGATGGACCGAGGAACAGTCCGCCGGCGGCTAAGGGAGGCTGGCGTACTTCCGGCTAGTCAGAAAAACGGAGTGAGCGTATACGCACTCAAAGATGCCGGTCCCGCCCTGTTCGGCGATGTTGTGACCGGCACCGGAGCGGACCCGGACGAGATGCATCCCAAGGATCGCAAAGACTGGTACCAGTCAGAAAACGAGCGCATCAAGCTCGAAAAGGAAATGCGCTCCCTGGTGCCAGTCGAAGAGGTGCACCGAGAGATGAGCAATCTGGCGAAGTCCATTGCGAGCAAACTGGATGCGCTACCCGACTTACTCGAGCGCGACGCAGGGCTCCCGCCGGAGGCAATTGATCTGGTCGAGGGCGTGACCGACAACCTTAGGGAACAGATGTATCAATCCGTCATCGATGACGACGAGGAGCTGGAGGCCCATGGGTAGTTACGGAAGTGCAAGAATAATCCGCCAGGATGTTGCAGAGCTGATCCGCCCTCCGCGCCGAATCAAGCCCAGCGAGGCGGCTGCCCAATACATGAAGATGGTGAACGGTGACGGGACTGTTCAAGACTGGAGCGCAGACGGCGCCCCATACATCCGGGAGCCTTTGGATTGCATGGGAGGTCGTAGCTATGACGCCGTGATCTTTGCCGGCCCAGCCCGGACAGGAAAAACACAGGCGCTCCTGGATGGTTACATCGCATACCGGATTGAGTGCGATCCAGCCGACGGGCTGATCATTCAGATAAGCGAAGAGAAGGCCCGGGAATACAGCAAGAAACGCGTAGACCGGATGCTGAACCACTCTCCAGCACTGGTGAAACGACTGAGCCCCCGGGGGCACGATAACAACGTTCACGACAGGATATTCCGAGCTGGCAATTACCTGGGGATCAAGTGGCCATCGAAGAACGTCATGGCCAGCTCCGATTACAAGTTTGTTCTAATCACAGATTACGACCGGCTGGCGGCGGACATGGGCGGTGAGGGTGACCCGTTCACCCTGGCATCAAAGCGTACCCAGACGTTTGGCTCTACCGGCATGACGCTGGCGGAAAGCTCGCCGGGGCGGGATATCACCGATCCTACCTGGCGACAGCCTGAAGATGCGCCACACATGGCCCCGCCCACAACCGGCATTCTGGATCTGTACAACCAGGGCACCCGATGCCGCTGGTACTGGCAGTGCCCTGAGGGTCACTGCAGGGAGCGGTTCCAGCCCATTATGGAGAACTTCAACCTGCAGTCCGCCCGGGTTTTTTGTCCACACTGCGGCACCGAGGTGGACCCTTCTTTGAAAAAACGCCTGAACCTCAATGGCCGTTGGGTTCCGGAGGGCGGTTACCTGAACGCGGACGGCGTGCTGGAGGGTGAGCCGCGCAAGAGCCGAATTGCATCGTTCTGGATGGAGGGCCCTGCCGCGGCCTTTCAGACCTGGTCCAGCTTGGCTGAAAAGCTTAAGCGCGCCCGGGAGACCTACGAATCCACCGGGAGCGAACACACATACAAGGCCGTAATCAATACTGACTGGGGAAGGCCTTACCTCAGCCAGGCCATGCTTGAAGAGTCTCGCTCCACCAACGTCTCCGATCTGGCAGAGGACTACCCGCGCTTTGTTGTCCCGGAGAATGCCCGTTTCTTGATTGCCTCCGCCGACGTCCAGGGCGGTCAAGATGCACGTTTCGTGGTTCAGGTTCACGCCTTCGGCCCACAGATGGAACAGTGGCTGATAGACCGCTTCGAGATCAGGGATAGCAACCGGCCCGGTGTTGGTGGCAGCAAGGCCCCGATTGATCCGGCCAGCTACCCGGAGGACTGGGATGTTTTGACCGAGCGGACTCTGGGCGCCACATACAGAACTCAGATTGATGGCCAGGAGCTTCGAGTCCGACTGGTAGTCGCAGACTCCGGTGGTGAGGGCGGTGTATCGGAGAACGCAAAGGCCTGGTGGCTCCGGCTCCAGAAGCAGCAGCTCGGAGACAAAGCCAGGCTCTATAAAGGCGGCTCTACACTCACCGCCCCCATTCTGAGGAAAAGTCGAGTGGGAACCCGAAAAAACATCCCCCAGCTGCTGTGCAACCCCAACCTCTTGAAGGATTCCGTTTTCAACGCAAGCCGGCGTCAAAGTGGCGGGCCGGCCAGGCTCCATTTTCCCACCTGGTTGGGTGCGGCCTTCTGGGATGAATTCAGGGCAGAGGTACGGCAGCCGAACGGCAAGTGGAAGCAGATCCGCAAGCGCAATGAATCTATTGACCTCTGCGCAATGATCTGGGCTGGCGCCCTGCATTTGGGGGCCGACAGGATCAATTGGGACAACCCAGCTCAGCCATGGGCGAAACCCATAGAGCACAACAGTGAACGCGAAACCCGGGAAGAACGCCGGGAAAGACAACAGAAGCCAAGAACAACGAAACCCGCCCGCCGAGGCGTTGGCAAATCAGAGTGGAGTAGCCGGCTATGAACACAACCCTGAACCGCGACACTGACTCAGCAGTGGAGCTGCACCGCATCCTGACCGCATGCCTCACCCGCAGGTATGGCCTTATTGAGCTCGCAGCGTCTGCGATGGCCGATGAAATTGTGTTGGAAATTCGCCGGGAGGTTGGCGGAGGTGAGATCTACGTGCCTTGCCCAAACCGCAGCCAAAGGAACAGCGAGATCGTCCGAGAGTACAACGGAACCAATATCCCTGATTTGGCCAAGAAATATAATCTTAGTGAGCGGCATATCATGCGGATTGTTTCGGTCACACCTTGCCGGTAACGATGTCAGGCGGACATTTGTAGAGTGAAAACATCCACAAAAGCAGGTGCAGACCATGACAACCCCAACAGCCTCAGAAATGCTTGCCAAGTACCTATCCGCCGAAGCGGCTGTTCTTCAGGGCCAACAGATTGAATTCGAAGGGCGTCGAGTATCCAGGGCGGATCTCGAATCAATCCGGAAAGGCAGAAAGGAATGGGAAGCAAAGGTTGCGGCGGAGCGGCGGGCGGCCTCCGGCGCGCCCAGCTTCGGAGGCTTGGGGTTTGCAGTAGCGAGGCTTGATCGATGAGTAAGGCAAAGCTCAATTCAATAGACCGCCTCGTTGGCGTCTTCAGTCCTCAGGCGGCGCTTAAGCGGGCACAGGCGCGCCAGGTGCTGGCCTACTATGAGGCGGCAAAGCCAGACCGAACCCGCAAGTTTCGCCGGGACCAAGCCGGCCCCAACCTGCAGACCCAGCAAGGCGCTGTGGCCATCCGAAACCAGATTCGGCACCTGGAACAAAACCACGATATTACTCGAGGCGCGCTGCGCACCATGGTCAACAACGTGGTTGGCCCCAAGGGTATAGGTGTAGAGCCCCAGCCCCGGCGAACCGATGGCACAATTCATCGAGAGTATGCCTCAGCATTGCTGGCGGCATGGAAAGACTGGGAGCACCACCCGGAGGTTACCCAACAATTCCACTGGGCCAGAGTTCAGAGGCTTGCATGCCGCACCTGGATCAGAGACGGCGAAGCCTTCGCTCAAATGCTGTCCGGCCCGGTACCGCTCCTCGAACACGGAACACGAGTACCGTTTTCACTCGAGCTGTTTGAACCAGACATGGTGCCTTACTCGCTCAACGACACGCGCCGAGGGATCCGCCAAGGCGTTGCGTTGAATGCCTGGGGGCGCCCAACGGGATTCTGGGTTCACAAAAATCACCCAACCGATGGCCTTGTCCTATCATCCAGCAGCGACCTGAAATTCGTGCCGGCAGACCGAGTTCTCCACGTAACCATCGCCGACCGCATTGGCCAGGTTCGTGGCGTTTCCGAGTTCGCCAGCGTCATTACCCGACTCGAAGACATAAAGGATTACGAAGAGTCCGAGCGAGTAGCGGCGAAAATCGCGGCCATGCTCACCGCTTACGTAAAGCGTGGCAATCCAGAGCACTTGGACCCCGACACCCTGCCCCGTGACGAGAACGGAGAAATCAAGCCTCGGGAGATTGGGCTCGAGCCCGGCACCATCATCGATACCCTGGAGATCGGTGAAGAGATCGGGATGATCGATTCCAAGCGCCCGAACCCGAACCTGGTAACGTTCCGCCAGGGCCAACTCAAAGCGTTCGCCGCGGGCATTGGCGCGAACTACAGCAGTATTGCCCGGGACTACAACGGCACTTTCTCTGCTCAGCGCCAGGAATTGATTGAGCAGTGGGTTCACTACGCCACACTGACTGACGAGTTCGTGGGCAACTTTGTTCAGCCAGTATGGGCTCAGTTCGTCAGAGCCGCGGCCCTTTCGGGCGTTGTGCCAATTCCTCCCGACCTTGAGCTCGGCACTGAAGATGATGCCATGTTTGTTGGCCAGCAGATGCCGTGGATCGACCCGGCTAAAGAAGCCACCGCCTGGCTAACCCTCGTGCGCGCCGGCTTTGCCTCGGAGTCCGAGGTAATGCGCAAGCGCGGGGTCAACCCGACAGATGTCCTCGACCAGATCGACAAGTTCCGGCGGAAAGCCAAAGAAAAAGGCCTGGTGTTTGACTCAGATGCCGCCTGGAAGCTCGCCACAGAACAACTTCAAGAGGACCCAGAGGAAACCTGAAAATAACGACATTGCGCAGCTAAAAATGTCGCAAGTGCTTTGAGAGGCTGACAGCATCCAAAAACCAAGGGTGCTGTTATGCCTCAACCAAAGAACAACCCCTTCTCCATTAAGGCCCTCGCTGATAACTCCGTGGAGATTTTCATCTACGGCGATATTGGCGACAGCTGGGATGACGAAAGCACCACGGCTGCGCAGTTCGTCAAAGACCTGGCCGGGCTGGATTCCACCGATATTACCCTGCGCATCAACTCTCCTGGTGGATCAGTCACTGATGGCCTGGCCATTTACAACGCACTCAAGCGCCACCCCGCGAAAGTAACCACTGAAATCGACGGCATTGCGGCCAGCATCGCCAGCCTGATCGCTATGGCTGGCGATACCGTCAATATGGCAAGCAACGCGCTGTTCATGATTCACGCCCCTTGGGGCTTCAGCATGGGCAACGCCACGGACATGCGCGACATGGCCGACACCATGGACAAGTTCGCAAGTGCGATGGCCGAAGCTTACGCCGATGGCACCGGTAAGCCCGCCGAAGAGTTCATGGCGCTCATGGAGGATGGAAAGGATCACTGGTTCACCGCCTCCGAGGCAGAAGCTGCAGGCTACGTCAATCAGGTAACCGAAGCGCTCCCTATCGCGGCAAGCATCGAAAGAACCTTCGATCTGACCCGCTTCCCAAAATTCGCAAAGCAAACCCAAACCGCGGTAACCGCCGCACTCGAAACTGAGGAACCAGCTATGCCTGATCCCGTAAAGAAGCCAGCGGTTGAGCCGCAGGCTAAGGTCCCTACTGAGGCCGAAATCCGCGCCAAGCTGCAGCAGGAAGAAACTGCTCGCCGCGAGGGCATTAACGCAAAATTCGATATGTTCAAAGGTCGCGATGATCTTGCTGAACTGAAAGCTGCTTGCCTGGATGACTTCTCCGTCACTCCGGAAAAAGCAGGAGAGAAAATCTTGGCCAAGCTGGCGGAAGGTGTTGAGCCAGTTCAGGGCCGGGTAACTGTGGTACAGGATGAGCGCGACGTTAAGCGTGCCGCTGCGGTTGAAGCCATTATGGCGCGAGCCGGCATTGCTGGCGTTAAAGCTGACCGCAACAACCCCTACCGCGGCCACAAATTGCTGGATATCGCGAAGGATTCCTTGGTCGCCTCCGGCACCAACACCAACGGCATGGACCAGATGAAGATCGTGGCCAGCGCCTTCACTCAGGGCACCAGCGACTTCCCGATCATTCTGGAAGAAGCCATGCACAAAACGCTGCAGACGGCGTATGCCTCAGCTTCTGACACCTGGTCTCGCTTTTGCGCCACCGGCTCCGTGAGCGACTTCCGCGCCCACAACCGTTACCGCTTGGGCAGCCTGGGCAATCTGGACGGCCTGAACGAGCACGGCGAGTACAAGTACAAGGCCATCCCGGACGGTGAGAAGGCCAGCATCCAGGCCGAAACCGTCGGCAACATCATCTCACTGACCCGTAAGGCGATTGTAAATGATGACCTGGGCGCGTTCATCGGCCTGTCTAACATGTTGGGCCGCGCAGCTGCCCGCACCATCGAGGCTGCTGTGTACGCCTTGCTGGCGGAGAATAGCGGCCAAGGCCCGACCATGGATGACGGCAAGCCCCTGTTCCATGCCGATCACAAGAACATCGGCACCGCAGCTGCTCTGTCCGTGGAATCCCTGGAAGCCCTGCGTGTTCTGATGGCCAGCCAGAAAGACATCAGCGGCAATGACTTCCTGGATATTCGCCCCTCCAACCTGCTGGTGCCGATGGGGCTTGGCGGCACCGCTCGGGTAATCAACGGCGCTGAGTACGATCCAGACACCAGCGGCAAGCTGCAGCGCCCGAACAAAGTTCGCGGCTTGTTCTCTGACGTGATCGACACCCCGCGCCTGACAGGTACCGGCTACTACACCTTCGCATCCGCGACCGAGGCTCCGGTTATCGAAGTCGCGTTCCTGGATGGAAACCAAGAGCCCTATCTGGAGATGCAGCAAGGGTTCGACGTAGACGGCACCAAGTACAAAGTGCGCCATGACTTCGGTGTGGCTGCGCTGGACTACCGCGGTGCAGCTTACAACGCTGGCGCATAAGGAGAACTGACATGGCTACAAACTTCATTCAGCCGGGTCAGGTTCTGACCCTCACCGCCCCTGCCGGCGGCGTTACCTCCGGCACGGGCCGCCTAATCGGCGCCCTTTTCGTCATTGCTCTGCACGACGCCCCTGAAGGCGCCCCCTTTGAGGGGCAGTGCACAGGCGTCTGGGAGCTGCCGAAAACATCGGCCCAAGCCTGGACCGAAGGTGCTGCCATTTACTGGAACGGTACTGCGGCAACCACAGCTGATGGATCCGGATCCAACACCCTGATCGGTCATGCAGCTGCAGCTGCTGCCAACCCATCAGCAACTGGCAAGGTGCGCCTGAGCGCTTAAACCGTGGCCTTTTACAGCGCCCTGCTGCGGCAGGGTGCTGAATAAAGGCTACTGGAAGGTGGAGCATGAGCATCAACTGGAACAAATACCCGAACTTTACAGCATCCGAGTTCGCATGCCGTCACACCGGAAAAAGCGGCATGGAAGCGGGCTTCATGGAGCGGCTACAGGGGCTGCGCACTGACTTCGGCAAACCGATGGTGATCAGCAGCGGGTATCGGCATGACTCGCACCCGATCGAAGCTGCAAAGTTACAACCCGGGCCGCACACCACTGGACGCGCGTGCGATGTTTCTGTTCACGGCGGTGATGCACTTGAGCTTATAGCTTTGGCAGTAAAGCACGGATTCACTGGCGTAGGCGTTAACCAGAAAGGGAGCTCTCGATTCATACATCTTGACGATCTGCCGCATGAGCCTGACCGCCCTCGCCCATGGGCGTGGAGTTACTAATGAATAACGGCAAAGGGGAGTTTGCGCGTGTCCGGAGAGCTGATCATGGCGGAGAACTACCGAGTGCATGAACGGGTGGGAAAGCTTGAGCAAAAAGTACACACACTTGAACACCGGGCTGAGTCCATTGAGTGGATCAAGCCAGAGGTGACCAAGCACGGTACTTTGATCAGCGAGATGAATGCCAACCACCGCTCCCTGGAAAAGTCTTTCAGTCGCTTGAGTGCAGACGTGGAGGAGCTCTCCGAGCGCTTCGACGACCTCATTGCCGCCCAGGAAACTCACCGAATTGCTCAAATGCAGGAGCTGCACGCGATCCGCGTCGAACAGTCCAACACCAATGCGCAGCTTCGTACTGCGGTGAAAGCAATCGTATTGGCTGGGATCCTGATTGGAGCCCTTAGCAATGCAGGCAACATCTTAGATCGCGTTCGGCCTGAATCGCCAAGCCACGTATCGGTCGGCTCTTATCAACACGAGGGCCGCAGCAATGGCAATTGATCTGGCCCGGGAAACCGCCGAAGTCTGTATGGATATGTTCGGCGAAGACATCACATTCGCAGGCCAGCCCGCCCGGGGCATCGTGGCAAATGAGCTGGTCGAGCTTGGGGCATATGACCCAGTGGTCGAGAGCCGTACCACAGTATCCGTGCTTCCTGACGAGGTGCCGGTAATCCAGCAAGGCCAGCCGGTGGTTATCCGGGATAAGACCTACAAAGTCGATCAACTGATGGCCGTCAAAGACGACGCGATGGCCAAGGTGGTGCTGAGATGAGTCTGTCCATCGACAAGCGTCAGTTTTCCCAAGCCCGAAAATTTGTTCAGGGCACCATCAAGGCTGCAGAAAAGGCTCAGTTTCGCGCTGTAAATCGGGTGACCTCGAAGTTCAGAACCGCTGCAAGCAAAGCTATCAGGGGCCAGGTCCGGCTGCCGGCCGCTTATGTGAACGAGAATCTGACCATCACCCAGAAGGCCACAGAGCAGCGCCCTGAGGCAGTGATCTCTGGCCGCAAGCGCCCTACCCGCCTTGCACGTTACGGAGCCAAGCAGCTGGCCCGCGCAGCCAGCGGTGCCCGTGGCGATCAGCTCCGGGGCATTGCATCAGGTAAGAAACAGGCCGGCGTTTCTGTGTCTGTTTCCCGGCGCAGCAGCCGCAAGAAAATGCGAGGGGCATTCCTGCTACCGCTGAAGAACTCCGGCGTAATGGGCGTATTCGTTCGCACAGGATCCGGCCGTGGCGACATCGAACACCTTTACGGCCCTTCGGTTGACCAGGTGTTCCGTGGTGTCCGGCGCGAACTCAAGCCCGAGATCAGCAAAGAGCTGGCGAAAGAGTATCGGGCCCAGCTCAACTACGCGATGCAGAAGGAGGCCCGTTGATGGCAGCCAAAGGCACCGCCCTGGTTAACCGAATCATCGAGGAGCTGGAGCGAATCCGGCCAGAAAATGGCTTCCATACCAGTGCTGGAAACAAAGTAACCCGGGGCCGGCCAGAGTCGTTGCGGATCAACCAGGATGATCTGCCTCTAATCTCTGTCAGCACATCCTCCAACGCCCCAGGCGCCGCCAAGCCCAAAACGGTCATGAAGTCCCGGGAGGTGCTGGTCACCGGCATGGTTGACGCCAACGATCGGGACTACGAGCCAGAGCTGGACGAGCTGGACGAAGACATCACCATGGCCCTGGCATCTCTGCTGGCCATGGATGCACTGCCGAACACTACCAATGTATCGATCTCCGGTGGCGACTACATCCACCCGGAATCAGGATCAAACACCGCTGGTGTCACGCACACCATCACCATCAGCTACCCGCTGACCAAAAACGAGGGGTAATGCCATGTCCTTGCAATCAACCACACGCGGTTACAAAGGCCGCGGCCGTTTCATCCTCAAGCCGATTGGCGGGGGCCGTCCATTTGAGCTGGGTAACGTCACCGGCTTCACGGAATCCATTGAAGTGGATCGTCAGTCCCGACAGGACTACACCACGGCAGCTGGCGGCGAGCTGGACGTTGATGAAAACGTAACGTCCTTTACCTTCGAAGCCACCTGTAACGACATCACTCCGCGCAACATCGCGGCGGGCTTCCTGGCAAACATTGAGCAGATTGGCGCGCAGTCCATCTCTGATGAGATTGTCGAGTCCTGGTCTGGCACCCGGATTGGCTTTCGCTATCTGCCAGATCCTGATCAGACAGTTACTGTCGCAATCGCTGGCGACACCGAGTGGAGCTCTGAAACCGAGGTTGCCGCTGGCGCGGTTTTGGTAGATGCCACCAACGCCTATTTGGCGACGACTGGCGGCACTACCGGTGCCACTGAACCCACATGGCCGACTGCGAACGGCACTGTCACCGATGGTGATGTGACCTGGCAGCACATTGGCGCAGCCGCCCTGGCTGCCGATCAGGATTACGACCGCACTCCGCACGGCATCCGCATCAAAGATGAGCCGGCCAACATCGCTTATCCAGATATGGAGGCCATGATTCCGCTGTCTGTCAGCTACGAGCGCAACCCTCAGTACCTGATTCAGGCGCTGGCGGCCTCGCAACAGTTGTTCGAGCTGCGCTGGGAAGGCCTCAACTCTGTTGATAGCGGTAACCCGCTGCACGCAACGTACTTCCGGGTGAAGCTCTCCCCCACTTCGGGCTTCCAGCGTCACGGTGGCGACGACTTCGCCGAGCTGACTCTGTCCGGCACCGTGCTGGCGGACGAAGGTCGCACCGGCGCAGGCCTGAGCAAATTCGTCGAAATGGCGATGATCTAAGCGGGGAGGTAATGAAACCACATGGCCGGAGGAAATGACGAACGCGTCAACCTGCTGATTTCTGCAGCCGTCGATGGGCTCAAGAACGTAGAGGGCCTGATCAGCGATCTGCAAGAGCTGGAAAAATCCGGCCGTGTGGAGCTACCCGACAACTCCGCCGCCCTGCGCGAGGGCCTGGGGAAGACCTCAGAAGAAATGCAGGCGCTGGCGGGCCGCCTGACCGAGCTCCGGGAACAGCAGGGGCTCGTTACTCAGTTCGCCGAACTCAAACGCGAAACCAAAGAGCTAGCCGAACAGCAGCAGGCCGCGAGAGCCCGAGCCACCGAGCTCGGCAAAGCGCTTGCTCAAACCGAAGAACCCACCCGGGCGCAAGCCCAAGAATTCGAACGAGCCAAGAAGGCCGCCCAAAGCGCGGACGAAGCCTGGATCTCCAATAACCGTCAGTTAAATGAGCTACGCGGTGCCCTGGATGAAGCTGGCATCAGCACCAAAGATCTCGCCGGCGAGCAGGTCCGGATCAACAAAGAGATCGAGGGTGTTAACTCCCAGGCCTCCGAAATGGCGAACGAACTCCGTGAGGTAAAGGACTCTGCCGATGGCGCTGGCGACGGAGCGGAGAAAGCCGCCAAAGGTACCAAAGAACTCGGGGAAGAGGCGGAGAAATCCACCGGTCTGCTGAGCAAGCTGGGCAGCGGTATCAAGGTTGTCGCCACTGCAGCAGCTGGACTGATTGCGGGCGTGGGTGCATCTGTTGCCACGCTGACAATCTTTTCGAAGAGCCAGGCGGCTGTTGCAGATAACCTGACCAACACCTCAAACGCTATCGGCGTGAACCGCGAAGCCCTGCAGGTTTGGCAAATCGCTGCTGAACGGGTGGGCGTCTCCGGTGACGGTGTAGCCAAAACCCTCACAAGCATCACTGAACGACTGGGCCGGTTATCTGCAACGGGGTCTGGCCGCGCGGCTCAGGTATTCGATGCCCTGAACATGGACATCAAAGAGTTTGAGCAGCTGGCCCCAGATCAGCAGCTGATCAAACTGGCGGGCGCCATTGAGACCTTGCCAAAGGGTGAGCAGGTCGCGGTGCTGCGCACCCTTGGTTCAGACGCCGAAAAGCTGATGCCGCTGCTGGAGGACAACGCCGCGGGGTTGCGTGCCATTGCCGAGGAAGCGTCTCAGGCCGGGGCGATCTATTCCGAGGAGGAGCTCGACAAGCTCAACCGCGCGAACGATGTATACAACGAGATCAACACCAAGATTCAGGGCCTGACCCGCCGCATCGGTGCCGAACTGGCGCCGGTGGTTGGGGACGCCACCCGCCGGGTGATGGAGCTGTTTGATCAGTCCGAAGCTGGCCAGAAGCTGGTGGACATGTTCAAAGGGCTGATCCAGTGGGGCGAAGATCTAGCCACCAGCCTGCTGTCAAACACAGACGCAATCTCTGCTGGTTTCGATACGGTTTGGAGCACTGTTAAGTCAGGGGCCAGCGGTGTGGTTGCTGCATTTCGTGGCATCCAGGCGGTTGTCGCGGGTTTCCTGACCATAGTCTCGGCTGGTTTTGCAAACCTGATGAGTGCTGCCCAGGGGCTGACCTTTGTACTGAACAAGATCGGCGTGGTTAGTGATGAGGCCTACAGCAACATCAGAGCCAAGGCAGAGGCAGCCCGGGCGACTACGATTGATCTGGGCCGGCAGACTGTCGAATACGGAAAGAAGGCATGGGAAGCCGGCAAGGGTGTTATTACTGCATTTGAGCCTGCCGAGAAGAAACTCAAGGACGTAGAGGATCAGACCCGAAAGACTGGGGATGAGTTGCTGGGCCTCGGAGAAAAGGCAGAGGAAGCGGGAGATGAGATTGAGTCAGCCGCAGAGAAGGCGCAACGACTAGAAAAGGCATACAAGGATCTGGGGGTTACGACTCAGCAGGAGCTGGAAAGTGCGGCTGACAAGGCTGAGGATGCATTCTTGGCCATCCAGAACAGCGGAGAAGCGACCCAGAGGGAGATATCAGAAGCCTTCCAAGCATATGCCAAAGCAGTGATTGCTACTGGCGACCAGGCCCGAATTAAAGCCCTTCAAGGGGCTGCGGCAACTCGGCAGCTCAGAGAGGAGCTCAAAGAGCTGCAGCAACAGCAGGGCGGCACCGGGTCGTCGATCAGCAGCGGGTTTGATGAGGCTGGGGCGTCAATAAAAAATGCTGGCGACGAGACCAAAAAGGTCGCCGACAAAACGAAAGAAGCCGCTGATGCCGCTGATGAAGCACGCGACAAGTTCCGCTCTGCCTTTGGCGCCGCCTTCGCAAAGGCCATCTCCAATGCCCGTGAGCAGGTAACCGCCCTATCCACCGCCGCCCGGAACCTCTTCGAAATGAAGATCGGCGGCAATGCCTTCGTTAATGAGGCCGAGTCCGCTTCTGAGTCGCTGGAACGTGCAACCCAGCGAACTGAGGAACTAGCCAACGCTCGCCGGCGCCTGATGAGTAACAGCTTTGCCGCTTGGTTCGCCGACACGGCTCTGGCCGCATCCGAGGTCGAAAAGCAGTTCTGGGCCCAGGCAGTGGCCATGGAAAACCTGCAGGAAAAGATCGAAGGCGGCACATTCAGCATGGACCAGCTCAACCGGATGAGCGAAACCGCCGCCAACCGCTTTGACCTGCTGGACGACCAGCGCCTGAACGGCCTGCAGGGCGCGATCGATGCGGCCAAGCAGAAGCTGGAATCCCTCACTGCCACAGCAGACAACACCCTGAGCAGCCTGCAACAGCGGTTGGCCGATATCCGTGGTGACACCGAAGAAGCTCAGCGCATCCAGTACGAAACCGAACGGCAGCGCCTGCAAGAGCAACTGAAATTGGCTCAGCAGGCTGGTGCCGATGAGGCAGCTGCAGACTATCAAAAATCGCTGGATACCCTCGAGGAGATCTACCGCATTGAGCAGCGGAACCGGAAAGAAGCCGAAAACGCCCGCGAGAAAGAGGCCGCCGATCGGGCGCGTGAGCAGCAGCTGGCGGAGATTGAAAGGCAGCGGGCCCAGCGGGAGCTGAGCCAGCCGACCACCTCCCAGGCTCGCACCGAAACTGTCAAAACCGTGAATGTAAACCTCGGCGGCCGCACCGTGCGGGTGCTAGCCGGTGATGAGGACCACCTGATTCGAGCCCTTGAAAATGCACGGAGTACCGCCCTGTGAGCATAACCCTATCCGATGGCGCCAACACCGTAGAGCTGCCAGCAGACCTGAACTGGATCGATCGCACTTGGTCTCCGGTTGAGCAGAGCTTTACCCGCAGCGTTACTGGCAAGGCCATCATCCAGGTAGCCGCAGCCCAGCTCGGCCAGCCCATCACCCTGCAGGCCCCGGATCGGGGCGGGTGGATGCTGGCCAGCCATGAATCCCTGATCATCACCTGGCACAACAACCCGGGCCAGAAACTGACCCTCGATTTCCATGGCGAGACCCACACCGTTCAGTTCCGCCATCACGATGGCCTGGGGTACGAAAGCACGCCGCTGCGATTCCAGGTTAACCCCGGCCCAGACCACCGGGTAATTCCCACATTCCGATTCATCACCGTGGAGCCGTAATCCATGCCGATTCAAGAACAGAACATCAAGTTCCTCGCGTCCCAGGTCATGGACGACGTACCCGAAGGCGGCGGCGCTGCCACCGGCAACGAAATCCCGGACGGCGTGATGAACAACGTCTTTGAGGACATCAGCGACCTTGACCGGGCCATGGGTCGATTCAATTTGCGGAAGCTATTTCTGGCCGTGCGCACCCTGAGTACCGATCTATTCGGCGGCGCGAAAACCGTGGTGACGGCCCTGCCGGAGGACCCGGCCATCGGTTACACCCTGTTCACAACGAATGATCCGTTCGACACCCGGGAGCAGGCAGCGAACCGCGTTGAAGCCTATCTATTCAAAGGCCCGATGTGGGCCGGCGCACTCTACGAAAACCACATCGAGGGCATGCGCCAGATCCGCATCATCCAGCGGGACGAAACCACCACCCTGCCGCCCCGGGGCAAAACCCTCTGCCTGGTTCAGAACGAGGGCCAGGCCAACGAAATAGAACAGTATGTGCGGGTGACCGAAGTCACCGCCGAACTGCAGACCTTTACCGATAGCCAGGGCGACTTTCAGCGCCTGATCGTAACCTTGGACCTATCGGATTCCCTGCGGCACGACTTCACCGGCCATACCCCAAGCCGAACCAGTAATTACAACTACACCACCGGCGCCCGCCTGCGGGATACCACCGTCGCCGATGCTACCCGCTACTTCGGTGCGCAACCGCTCACCCAGGCCGCGGAGATCGGCGATCTGCAGCTGCGGGCTGCCTCCATGTTCACCCAACTGGTACCAGCCGCCCAAAGCGAGGAACCGCTGGCCAACCAGATGCTGAACCCCGAGCTGGTGCAGAGCATCGAGGCCGGCACCCGCACCGTGGAAGTGCCGCAGCAGGCCCACACCCTGGCCCGCCAGGTGACCGCCGAAAACCGCCGGTTCAACTGGATCGAAACCCTGGCCCCGGTACCGGCCCCCGGCGCCCTCACCGTGAGCTACATGGCCCAGGGCAACTGGTACACCCTGACCGACGATGGCGAGGGGGCGATCTTTGGCAGTGACCCCGGATTCGGCACCGGCACCATCGACTACGTAAACGGTAACGTGACCCTGACCACCGGCGCCCTGCCGGACGCAGGCAGCCAGATCATTTACACCTACGGCTCCCGGGTACACTACGAAGTGCGCAGCGGTAGCCAGGCGATCAACGCGAACGAAGCCCGGCTGCCGTTCACACTGGAGAACAGCCCGGTGATTCCGGCCTCGGTGTCCATCCTCTGGACCACCGGCGGCGCAACCAAAACCGCCACCGTGAGCGCTGCCGGAGAGATCACCGGAGACGCCACCGGCACCTTGGACAGCTTCGACGGCACCGGAGAACTGATATTCGACACCCTGCCGGATCGCGGGGCGGATTTGATAATTGATTACCAGTGGTTTGAGGCGGACAACCCTGGCGAATCGGTAAAGCTAACTGAGGCTATAAGCGTGGCCGGTACGGCCGCCCTGAGCCAAACCCCAAAGCCAAACACGCTGGCCATCGATATTAAGTTGGTACCACACAAGTATTTCAGCTGGCGTCTGAAGGTTCGAGCGGTCGAGCAGAATGGCAATTTAGTGGTTGGTAGGCAGGACGCCAAGGATGGGTGGTCATCCAGCGCTGCCGGTGCGCGCGTTGTATCGAGCCAGATCATCGGCACTGTTACCGGTAACACGATAAACATCAACGTCTCGGCAATCAGCGTGCAGATTAACGGCTGGCGTGGCAGTTTTTGGAATAACGAGACAAGAGGCTTTGCTATTAACACTGGCGAGGATGGTGAGGCGCGGTATGCAGCAGACGGTGTATCCTCAACTTCAACCGCCGCCACAGACACCACCCCCATCGCGGCCCTGGAACTGGACCTTGCACCCAACATCGCGGACCCCATCGTACCCGACTCCGTGCGCTTTACCCTGGGCGGCAACACCTACGACGACCGCAGCGGCAGCCTGCTGACCGACATAGACCCAGACACCGGCAGCGGCCTAGCGGCAGGCTCGATAGACTACGAAGCCGGCACCGCCTCCGTGACTTTCTGGGAGGACGGCCAACCCGTAGGCTTTGACATCACCAGCCTGCTGACCGTGTACGGCGAATGGACCGCCACCGAAGGCTTTTTCCGAACCCCCAGCGCCCCGCTGAAACCGGAAAGCCTGCAGATCGTCGGCACCACCGAGGACGGCGAACAGGTGATCGCGCTGGCGGACGAAAACGGCGAGTTCAACCATCCACTGCTGCAAGGAACGGTCAACTACACCTTCGGTACCGCCGCCGTCACGTTCGGGGAGTGGGTAGACGACGCCACCCTGAGCCCGGAAGAAAAGGAAGAATGGTGGTATGACCCGGGCAACGTTGTGGGTGGCGAAATCTACCGCCCGCGCCCGATGATCACCAGCACCCTGCGCTATAACGCCGTGGCCTTTTCGTATATCCCGCTGGACGCCAGCATCGTGGGCATCGACGCCGTGCGCCTGCCGGCCGACGGCCGCGTCCCGATCTACCGCCCCGGGGACGTGGTCATGGTGATGCACCCCCAGGAAACCGCCCCGGAAACCGTGACCACCGGCGGCACCATCGCTACCCGGCCCCGCGTGGCCTGGGTACGGGTTATGGATGCCAACGGGGAGCAAGTGACCGAGGGCTACAGCCTGGACCGCGCCACCGGCACCGTGACATTTGATGATGTAACCGGCATCGCTATGCCCGTGACCGTAAGGCACACCGTCGGCGACCTGCGCCTGGTGACCGACGTACAGATAACCGGCGACATAACCCTGAGCCGGCCCCTGACCCACGACTACCCAGCCGGGGAATCCATCGTGGCCAGCTGCCTGATTCACGGCGACCGGCGGGCGCGGGTGTCGGCGACCTGGGATCAGCAAACGTGGAGCGGCACCTGGCAGGACACCATCGAAGGCGACGAAGCCACCGCCAGCCTGAACACCATCGCGCACCCGATCACTGTCACCAACGAGGGGGCGGAAACCGAGCGCTGGCTGTTGCGGTTCACCAGCAGCACCAACGTGGAGCTGATCGGCCAGCGCGTGGGCCTGGTCTACAGCGGGCCGTTCACCGAGGACATCGCCCCGATCAACCCCAGAACCCGAGACGAGGACGGCAGCGGCGGCGTGCCCTACCTGACCATTCCGGTCGCGGCCAACGGGGGCGGTTGGAGTGCCGGCAATGTTGTGCGTATTAACACCGTCGGCGCCTTGGCAGACTTCTGGATGGCCCGGGCAATACAGCAGAGCGACGAGCCCCTGGGCGACGGCGCAGACGGCTGCGAAATCCACGCCCTCGGCAACATAGACAGACCTTAAAGGAGCAAGACCATGGCAGTAGAGAACAACAGCACCGTTCGATGGTTTCACAGTGATATGGCAGGGGCGCCTCAAATAATGGCGCAGCCGGGCGATCTAGTAGCAATTCTGGACGCCTGCCTGGTTAACGGCTTCGGGGCTAAAGCCCCAGATGGGAACAAAATCACCATCAGCGCCGGGGTGGCGACTGTCGAGTTCAGCGGCGGTAACGACTTTGAAAAGCACGCCGTCATCGAGATTTCAGGGGCAACCCCCGCCGCCCTGAACGATGTATGGCGGGTGACGGGCGCCACGGCCACCACATTCACCTTTGACTGCCCAGGTATCCCTGACGGTGCCGCCAGCGGGAGCATCATCGTCAAGCGGGCCGCCCCGGGCTATTGGGAAAAAGCGTTCGGCGACAACCTAGTGGCGGCCTACCGTTCAGTTCACCCGGACGCCACAAGCTTTTTCCTGAGAATCGATAACAGCGCTTCCGGCAACTCGGCGCACCAGGTCCGCGGTTATGAGCAGATGACCGGGATCGACAACTTCGCCCTTCCGTTTCCGACTACGAGTGAAGAGACAGACCTTACATGGCGGCCCACAGCGTCGAGCTCTTCAGCTGTTCTTCCTCGCCCCTGGGTATTAGTGGCCGATGAGAGCTGGATCTATTTCATGCCCTACATGGACACCTCAGCAGTTAGGCGAGCAGCCATCTATCAGTTCGGCGACTTTATCAAGATAGATAATAATGACAACCATAATTGCGTGATTACCGGCCACGCAACCAACAACCCAGGCTCAGGCTACTCCGGTACTAGTCAGTATGAGCTATCTCGATTCAACCAAGAGCTTGTTCAAGGATGCTGGATTGCTCGAAGAAAGGATGCCCTTACCGAGGCGTCAGATCGCTATGCAAGATATGGATATTCTAAAGTTGCCTTTCTGGGCGGCGAAGATCCATATCCGAACCCCGCTAACGAGGGGGATATATTTGTTGGCCCGATCTATGTTCATCAGCAGCATCAGCGAATGTTAAGGGGCACTATGCCCGGGATTCTAAGTTCGCTTTCCGGCCACGAATCAATAACAAAGCGGGCCGATAATTTCGCGGGGGAACTTGGCGTCGTCCTCGATGCCGGCCCCAATAACCCGGAACCCATTTTGATCGTCGCCCTTGTTGGTAGTGGTTCGACCATATTTTGTGTCGGCTTCAAAATCACGGGGGGCTGGCGATGATACTGACTGGCGAAACACTATCGGTACACTCAGCAAACCGGCCAAACAAACGCCATTTAAGTGGTCTGATTCAGGATGCGGCGGGAAGCCCCAAAGTTGCGGACGTATTGCTGCTGATTGAGCGCAGCACGACGCCGGGCAATCTCGCCCCCCCTGATTATCTTGCCGTGAAAGTTCATCGGTCGAAGCGAACGGGGCAGTGGAGCTTTCAGCACCTACCAGACGGCCGATACACCGTTATCACTTATGACAAAACCGGCGATTTCGACCCCGTCATAAAAGGCGGCCTGATCCCCGAGCCCATGGAGTAACAGCATGGCCCTGACCCTATCCCCCGCCCATGAAGCGGCAAGACAGCAAGCGGCCCGGCTGCCGGCCCTGCAGGAAAGTCACGCCCGGCTGATCGCGAGCCCCGGGGAGGCCGTGGTTCAGCTATTCGCAGGCAGCCCGGGCACCGGTACCCTGATCGCCGAACTGCCGATGCCGCCAGCGGTTTTGACCCTGGACGCCGAGCAGGTCCAGATCAGAACCACCGCCGCCATCGAAGGCCAGGCCCTGGTTGCAGGAGTCGCCAGCCATGCCCGCATTCTGGACGGGGCGGGCGCTTGGTGGGCTGACGCCACCGTGACCGACGAGGAAGGCAATGGCGACATAAAGCTGCAGGACACCAACCTGCAGGCCGGATCGTTCGCCCGTATCACCAGCGCTATCTTTCAGGGCTAAACCGTGATAAAGCTCAGGCTATGGAAGCGAAGGCATGACACCCCGGGGCCGGTAGACCTTCGGTTTACCCCAGACCCCGGCATCATCCTGGAGCTGCTGCGCCCGAGGGAACCAACCCCCGGGCCGGTAACGCTCCAGTTTGGCCGCTATGTGGCGCCGGAATACCCGACCGTAAACGGCGCCCTGAGCACCAGCCTGCCAGCCCCTGCGCTGCCGGATATAACCCTGGCCGCCGTAGGCGAAACCACCGCCCCGGCGATCATGGGCACACTGCACGCCACCCTGCCGGCACCGACGCTGGCGGACATAACCCTGCAGGCCATAGACCAGACCCTGCGGGGCGACCTGCTGGCGGATCTACCGAGCGCTGCCGGAGCCGTGGCCCTGGACGCCGAAGGCCACCAGAACCTGGACCTGCCAGACGCGGACGGGGTAGCAGCCGCCCTGCCGTCGCGGAATTTCCGCGCCAGCCAGACCCCGATGGGCACCGGTCAACAGGAAATGCGCCGGACCAGTACCACCCTGACAACCCGGGAGACCATGACCCTGCCGGTCACCAAGGGGCAGAGCTTCCGCCAGCAGCAAGCGGACAAGCTGGCCGGCAGCCGGAGTATCCAGGCCCAGCATGGCCTGAAAATAGAAGGCCGCAACACCACCCTGGGCCACGCCGATGCGGTCCGGGTACGCCAGTCGTTCACCACGGACCACCAGCATGGCATCCGGGTGGGCTACGGCATCGGCCAGCGGTATGCGGAAACCGTAAAGCTGAGGGCCACCCGGCGCCTGGGCGAACAGCAGGCGGAGCCGATAACCGCCACCCTGACCATCCGGGCGAACCAGGGCGCCAAGCTGGCGCTGCGGTTAAGCATTCGCCAAGCCCAGGCCATCGACCCGGCCCCCGGGCTGGCCACCTGGCCGCCGCCTCCGGTTGACCCAGGCACCCCGGACGACGACCAGATCACCCTGCGGTTCTGTCGAGAGCAGGACGGCACCACAACCCTGATCTTTGGCTGCCCCGGCGACGAACCGCCGCCACCGGCTGAAACCATCACCATCCCCATACGGGAGATATACACCGTGATTAACACCCTGACCCTGACCGAGCTGGACGGCACCACGGTACCAGCGGAGGACTTCAGCGCCAGCATCGACGCCGATAGCTGGACGTGGAGCTGGTCAACCCGGATACCCGCCAGCGCCCTCGCGCAAGTACGCCCGGACAGCAGCACCCGGGTGGAACTGATCGCCACCATAAACGGGGAGCCCCTGCGGGTACTGGTAGAGAATATCCAGCGGGAGCGCCGGTTCGGGCAATCCTGGCTCAGGGTTTCAGGACGGGGCAGAGCCGCGTTCCTGGCCGCCCCCCTGGCACCGGTCACGCAGTACACCAACACCAGCGCCATGACTGCCCAGCAGGCCCTGAACGCCACCCTGACCACCAACGGCGTACCCATCGGCTGGACGATAGACTGGCAGATCGAGGACTGGCAGATCCCGGCCGGCATTTGGAGCCACAGCGGCACCTGGATCGACGCGGCCAAGCGCATCGCCGAAGCCGGCGGCGCCTATGTCCAGAGCCACGACACCGACCAGACCCTGCGGATTCTGCCCCGGTACCCGACCGCGCCCTGGAACTGGAGCAGCGCCACCCCGGACATTGCGCTGCCGGAGGACGTAGTGGAGGTGGAAGGCATCGAGTGGCAGGAAAAGCCAGACTATAACGCCGTCTGGGTACACGGCGGCGAACAGGGCCGTGCCGACCGCATCATCATCGGTACCACCGGCGGCACCAACCCAGCCCCGACCATCGTCGACGAACTGGCCACCGACCCGGCCATGACACGCCAGCGAGGGCTGGCCCTGCTGGGCGACACCGGCAAGCAAGCCCAGATCAGCTTGCGGCTGCCGGTGCTGCCAGAAACCGGAATGATACGCCCGGGCACCCTGATCGAATACCAGGAGCAAGGCAACACCCGCCGGGGCCTGGTGCGCAGCCTGAGCATCAGCCACAGCCGCCCGGAGCTCTGGCAGACCATCGGAGTAGAAACCCATGAGTAACTTGTATAAACGCCTGCTCGGTGTGCTGCCGTCAGAGCCGAGGGACAAGGGCGAAGTAGTGGCAGTGCATACCGATGGCGCAACCGTGGAGCTGGTAACCGGTGCGAGAGTGCGAGTGCGGGGCGATGCCCAGGTGGGGGATCATGTGTTCATCCGAGGCCGGCAGATTGAGGGGCCGGCCCCGGCTTTAAGTGGGGTTGATCAGACTATCTGATCAATCCGGGTACCGGCTCTTTAGGGTATCGAGCCGTTCTTTGTCATTATCTGAAAAGGACTTCTCGGGCAGCTCATAGCCTGGCCCTTCCAGTTTGTAGGCCTTCAGAGTCAGTATGGCATCCGCAGGAACCTCCGTTGCCCAGGCTGAGAACATGTTCGGAGCAAGCGCCCAGTCCGCGCTCTCTCCCGGCTCAATACCACCCGGGATTGAGTAGTTGAAGGTGTCTTCAACCCACGGAACGGAGCGCCCCGGGCTTGCGACAACACCTTCAAAAAATACCCTGGAAACCGCCTTGTCGGTGGCATTAACGACACTCAGCTCAATGATGGGCTTTTTCATAAACCCATCATCCCGCTTATACAGCCGCGACTTGGTTACCTGGAATTTCTCAAGATCTGATTGAGCAGCCGCGGCTGCCGCTTTCTTTTCCTCGAGGTCCTTTATCTCCTGCAGGGCCTGCTCTCTCTGCCGGGCCTCTCGCTCACGGATGATCCTCTCGCTTTCCGCAATCACTTCATCGGCGGTTTTGCCATCCAGACGGGCCAGCATGCCTTGGGTAATATCCTCGGCAGATTGCTCTCCGCGCATCACTGCCCCCAAATCCATTCCGCTTCCCATGATGGTCACGATCGCCGAGTTAAACTGCTGTTGCTTTGATGGATCTAGGGAGTCTTTCACTTCCTGGATCGATGCTTTCAGCTCGGTTTCGCTTGCCGCATTTAGTTTCGGCTCAGAGCAGCCTGCCAATAGCGCTGCGATGACAACAACTGAAATCGATGATCTAAGGCCCACGGTGCCTCCTTGTCTTTGGGTTTGGGGGTTAGCGGTAGTAACCGCTCCAATCTGTCACGCATCCATTTTCAAAGTACACGTAACTGGCTGAGTAGTTGGGGTAGTGGTATGCCCACTGGGTTCTGCGCCCGGTGTGAATGCTCGATGGGCTGCCCCACGATCTGCGCACATCCTCCGGCTTCATACCTCGAACGATTTTGTTCTGGATAATGTATCGGCGTAGATCTGTCGAATTGATGAAAGGGCACGGATCGACCGTTCGCTCACGCTTCTCTGGCTGATAGAACTCAGCATCAGTGCCAGTATCAAACCGTCCACCTATCGCGGGAGCGGGTCTGTTCTCGATCTGTTTTGAGTCCTCACCACAGGGCTGGTCAGAAAAGACTGTTTGACCATTAACCGTGCACTGGTAGATAGCGGCTTGAGCTATTCCTGGGGAAATGAGAGCGATGAAAAGCAACGTCCTTTTGAGCAT